ATGGCAACATTCAAGGTAGTGGTTCTTCCTCATCAGAAAAAAGAAGATGGTACGTATAATGTAAAGATACGTGTCACTCAGGCAAGAAAATCAAAGTATATAAAAACTTCTCAGTTTGTTTCAGCACAGGATATTTCACGAAAGAAGGAAAAGGGTGTAGAGAAGATAAAAATCAAGAATCAGGCCATAATAGACCTGATGGATGAACTTGTACTTTCTTATAGGAGAAAACTGACTTCCGCTGGAATTCAGGCTGAATCCTGGGACGTGGACAAAATTGTGGAATATCTTACCGGTTCCTCAGACGGGTTTTATCTGAATATTATACAGTACGGGAAAGATTATGCAGATTCTTTGGAAAAGCAGGGGAGAACTGGAACTGCAAAGTCCTATCGGGTGGCTATGAATGCTCTTGAACGTTTTGCTGGCCCTGATCTTGACGTCAATCAGATAACGGTGTCTTTCTTGAAATCCTATGAACGTTTTCTTCGTGAGGAACCTACACTTTGCGGTACAAGGTCTGGAGGTGTGGTTGCAACTGGCAAGCCGAAAGCTGGAAGGGCTGTGTCGTCTTACATCTCATTCCTGAAGACTGTATTCAATAACGCCAAGCTTGAATACAATGATGAAGAAGCCGGAGTAGTTAGAATACCCTTATCACCATTCTCAAAGTACAAGATACCGGAGGTGATTGTTTCTGTTGAGCATCGCGTGCTTTCTGTTGAGCAGATACAGCGTATAATAGACCTTCCGTACGTCTACCAGAATAAAAACAAGGGATACTCTCTTTTCAATATAGCTAAAGATGTGTTTCTGATTTCATTTGCGCTTATGGGAATGAATACAGCCGATTTGTATGAAGCTTGTGAGTATTCAGGATATGTGCTCACCTATCAGCGTAGAAAGACGCGTACGCGAAGAAAAGACAAGGCTCTGATAAAGGTATTCGTTGAACCTGAGATTCGTCCTCTAATCGAAAAATATAGGGGAAATGGCACGGTTTTCTGTTTTAGTGACCACTATGTGACATCCGACATGCTTAATGCCATGGTGAATATTGGCCTGAAGAGGATTGGTCGTGAGATTGGCGTTCCTGACCTGAACTTCTATTATGCCCGGCACTCGATGGCATCCATCTGTGCGAACAAGCTGGGTATTGACATAGCCCGTGTGGATGAAATGCTGAACCACAGTGACCCGAAACTTTCCCTTGCGAGGGTTTATATTGAAAAAGATTTTCGGCCGCTTTGGGAAGCTAACAGAAGGCTTCTGGACTTGTTCGACTGGAGCTTCTATGCAAAAGAAAAGCCGGAGGAGTGACCTTCGGCTTAATTTATTCCTATATTCTCCAGCACCTCGTCGATGAACATGGAGCGGTAGTGGGGGCATTCCAGCACTCCCTTCTGCTTTGCCTCCCGATAGACCTTAGAGAACAGCTTGGCTTTGTCCCGATCTGTTATTGGTATCTCTTCGATGGGCGTTGTCAGAAACCGGCATCCCCAACCTTTGCAGGTCTGGGAGAGCTGGCAATAAGTGGGAGAGTCCCAGTTTATGATGCAGTTTATGACTGTTTTTGACATATTATAAACTGATTTAAAATCCGTCGGTAATACTAGTCGTTTCTTTGAGCTTTTTCTGAATTAATTCGTATTGGGCTTTTATCGCAGCTCCTATTTTGTCTTTCTTAAACTCCTTGTCTCTATAGTCTGTTGTAGTTACCAGTCGTATTTTCTTTACACCTTCGGAGATTTGTGATATTTGTTCTTTACTTATTTGAAAGGCCGGATTTATGGTATAATCAGAGTATACGAATCCATTAATATTGTGGATATCTCTGACTGTTCCTGCATATTCCATTTGTGTATGTAATTCTAAAACAGAATCATCATTGAGTTTGATTAGTAGTATTCCTCCTTTTTCTACCGTGATAGGTGTGTTTGAAGTTGTTTTCAAAGATAGAAAGTAAAAAATATTCTTTTCTTTATCTTGCTCGGCCATAAGAGCAACAGAGAATACTGTTTTATCCTTCATGCTTCGCACGTTTTCATATTTACACATTATTGAACGTTCCCCGTTCTCTGTTTTATCGTATTCAATTTCCTGTGCGAAAGAAGTTATTCCAGACAGGAAGCAAGTGATGAGTAATAACAGCTTTTTCATAGTTTATCCTATTTTATTTGATTTCTGTAAATTGCATTTCTGACATAATAGTTGCAAGTTTTCCACGCTTGTATCACCACCTTTGGAAAATGGGATGATGTGGTCCAAATGTAGGTTTTCAGTTGAGCCACAATAAACGCATCTTCCTCCGTCTCTTCTCCAGACAGCATCGACCACTTCTTTTGGAATCGGCGGCCGTTTGTTTGCTTCCGGGAATATTTCCCCTTCATCCATGAGCTCCTGCAACGCTATTTTCTCAAGTTCATGCTTGCGCTTCTTCCTAAGTAATTTTTCTTTGATTTCTTCTATCTTTTCTCGTTCATGTAGTGCTTCAGCTTCTAACCTTTGTTGCTCCATTTTATTTTCATATTGGGAAATTGCTTCTGGTGAATAATCTATTTCTAGAACATCAGAGAAATCCTCAACTTGTTTTTGAATGCGCTTATACATTTCATCATATATCGGTGTAAGTATGTGTACTATACACTTTTCTACGGGATACTTAATAGACGCATATCCAAAAAATGTAGTTTTAATGTATATTGGAGAAGATGTTTTTTCATCATGAAAAAATACATCTGGTTTGTCACTTATATAGGTGATATATGGGGCGTAATTATCCTTGTCCGTCCTGAAATGTTTAAATTTAAGAACTTGCTTGTATTCGTTTATTGCTACCCATTCAAACATAGCAGGAAATAAGTTGGGATTATTTTTAATGCCAATGCACCATTTATCCTTGAAGCCCTTACAAGCAATAGCCTCAATCTCTTCAAATGTGTAGTATTTCTTTTGAGGAATAGGCTCTTCTTTTATAGTTTTCTTTGGGCCGAATATATTGAAAAAGCTCATCTTCTTCTGGGTCTTTGTAGTTCTATTACGTTGAATATCTGCTTCACATCGGCAAGGTTGATGACCTTGTCTGGGTACATCGAGTTCAGTGAGTGTATCGTGATGGTGTGGTTTTCCACGTCATGGTTGATGATACGCTTCACCAGTATTCCTTCAGTATGTACGATGACGAAGTCCCATTTCCTGATGTGCAGCTTGCTGTCTGCCCATAGGTGCGGCATGATTTCCCGGCACAGCAGGCGGTCACCTTCCAGGATAGCATCCTCTGTTCCATCGTTCATACTGTCTCCCTTCACTTCAAAGGCAACGTAGTGTCCTTGTGCTTCATGGTCTACTATATATGGTATGGTAGGCAGGGTTGCCATGTATGCTGCATCTGCGTATCCGCAGAGGTATCCGGCTTGTGCGTATTGGCTCACGAGTGGTACACGTAGTATGATTGGTTCGTCAATGGGGGATGCTTCATCTGATGGCTGGTTAGGTGTATTCAGCATTTCTCCTTCACCGGTGAGTAGCCAGGTCAGATTAAATTGTCCATATTTACTTATTATATCATTGGCAAGGGAAGAAGAAATTTTTTTCACCTTCCCTTTTTGCAGGTCAAAGATACGCTGATATTTCACTCCTATACTCTCTGCGAATGTTGGAGCTTTTAAATTCAACTCTTCTAAAACTTTATTTATAATTTCTTGTCCTGTCATATAAGAATATTCTTATATTTGCGTTAAACTTAAAATCTATATTGTTATGTTCTCTTATTACATTGAAAAACTTGTTTTAGCATACTTTGATGCTTTTAGTGCAGCCCTCCAAGAAATACATAAAAAGCAGATGGAAGAGTGCGATCAAGGAATGAAAGAACTTAAAAGGTTACTTATTGAAGAAGCTGCCAATGAACAAAAGTAATTCATAAGCTTTATCGCTGTGTGGGATAGCCTTTTTTAATTCCTTTATTGTCCTTGTGATGTTTTCAGGTGATACATCCTTTATATGGAGGTGGAAGAATGTTGTTAATAAATCAACAGTTTCTTCTACCTTTTCTTTTTGGTTGAGGTTAATATATCCTTGTAATATATGTGTTTGTAGGGATAACGCTCTATTCCATTCTCTGTTTTCTATATAAAATCTCGCATCTTCAACTTGGTATGTTAGCGTATTACCTATGATAGCTGTATATATATCTTTTGCTTTCTTGTCAAACTCCTCTTTTATAGTTCTTTTTATTTTATTCTCAATATCTATAAAGGTGTAAATCTGCCATCCTAATAATAGGGTTACTAGTAAAGATAGTATCCCAACAAGTACACTCATTCCATCCCATGTTAATGGCTCAGACCTGAGAAGCGATATGCATATTGATGCTATCGATAGTAAAACAGATCTTCCGAACAGAATCCAAATGTTTTTCTTGCTCATAAGTGATAACTTTTGTTAAATATAAGATATTTCTTATATACAATTTCTTTTTTATATAAGATATTTCTTATATTTGCAACATCAAACAATAAACAATAAACAAAGGAACAGAAAAAACGGGAAACCGCCAAATAAAAGTGATAACTAAAAGGAGGTAACGCCATGAGAATGTATGATTTGAAACAGATTATGAAGGATGCTTGGAGAACATATAAGTATGTCGCTAAGAAGAAGGGAAAGACTTTCGGTGAAGTCCTGAAATCCACATGGAGACTTGCAAAGCTCCAGGTTTCAATGAAGAAGGCAATGGATACGAAGAGAGAGCCTTTAGCTGGATTGCAGTCAGCTTGCAAGGCTGTCAGCTACGACTGGTCAGGCGTAACGGAAGCGGCCATTTATCCGGACAACAACAGCGGTTACCTGGGTTCCAAATATTGCGGAGATTAATCAGGATAACGGATTTCCCTATCCGGCCATAGAGCCTACCCTTTGATGAGGAGATAGGGAGCATGAAGGAGTGACTGCCCAAAGCAGTCCGTTCCAGAAAGCGATACTGGCGCATACCCTCATTACCAGCATAGAGGACGCGAGGATTCAAGGGTCGAAGCAAGCAGCCACAAGGTCGATGCAAGCAGCCTGGCTAAATAATGGCAAATGTCCCGAACGGTCATGCAGTGAAGAATAGTAGCTGATAACTCCGGTGGAAAGAGCAGAGAGAGCTTATCGGGGCACGAATCAAATAATAATAACATGAAAATACTACTTGCTTTATGTGCATTGTCCGTATTGGTGATGCACTTCAATCAGGATTTGAATCCGGTCTACTGGATTGGATTTTCAGGGTTTGTAATAACTGGCTTCTGGGCCGCTTATAAAATGGATAAGGATGGAAGAGCTTCAAAAGGTAATAAAGAGCATCTGCGATGATTTTGCAGACATCAACGCCATTCTGGCGGCACGCTCGCGAGAACTGGACAGACGAGAGCTGTTCGATAAGGAGATAGAAACGGAAATCAATAACATTAAAAAGAATAGACATGAAAACAAATGAAGAATTGAAAGCTATGACGCATGATGAACTCGTGGCATACACACAGAATCTGCAACGCGAATCCGAAGAATACAGAAAATCAATGCTGTATTACATGGAAGAAGAGAAAAAGATTGAATCGAAGTTTGACAACTTCAAGAACTTAGTCAAATCGCTGGTTGTCTTAGTCGATTAGTTTTTATGGGTTATAGAAAATGGGTAGATGCCGGGCTGTGAAGTTCGGCATTTCTTTTAAGGAGCAAGGAAACATGGCGGGCGTTGCTATGACTAATTGAAGTCATAGATGTTCGGGTTCGAATCCCGATTGCTCCACAAACATTAAAAAGTAAGCGATATGGTAAAAGTAACAGAAAACTGGGCATCGACCTTGCGAGGAATGAAGGTCGGTGAGACTGTGATATTCCCCATTTCCTCTATTTCGTCAGTGAATACAACCATTTCCAGACTTCGGTTGGAAATGTGCGTGGAAGGGGCAGACTGGAAGCGGGTAGGAGAGATAGACCGGAAGCATGGAGAATTCAAGGTAAAACGTGTGTCATGAATGATTTATCTGAACGTGAGCATCTGGTTGCAGAGCAGTATTGCAAGGGGCTTGCGGATAAGGAGGTGGCCGACAGTCTTGGCCGCTCTACATGGACAATCAAGGCACAGAAGCGCGACATATACCGGAAGCTGGGTATCAGCAAGGATACAGAGCTGGTTCTGTATATGTTCTGCGAAAAGCTGAAAATCAACTTCGACCTGAAGGAGATTCGTAAACATGGGCTGGAAATGTTCTTCTCATTCCTTTTTATCCTCATGGCGGTAACAGATTACCATGTGGACATGAGAAGATGCCGGATGCAGACAAGAGCAAGAGTAACCAGAGTAGTAAGGAGGAGAGCAGATGGAGATTGACGCATGGCAGTTGAAGACGATTATCCGTGAGACCGCAAAGGAAGCGGTGGAGGAATACATCAGACGCAGCAACCCGACTTCTGACGAGATAACCTATTCCAAAGCGTGCCGCAGGTACGGTGAAGGATGGTTGGACCATCAGATAGCCATTGGTGCTGCAAAATGGATACGGAAGGGAGTGTATCAGAATTCCCCGAAAATATTTTCCATAAAGCAGTTGGACGATTTGAAGTATGGCCCTTCAAGTCAGCTCAGAGCTGCAATGGGATGAAAGCACGTCCGGAGAGGTCTGGCCGCCTTTCAGGACAAAAGATATATCAGTTTATTAACCACTTAAATTTTTTGATTATGGGACTTATTAAGAAACCAAATGAATTGCAGGTCAAGAAAACCTTGTCAGCACTTATTTACGGACAGCCAGGTATGGGAAAGACCACGCTGGCCTTGTCGGCACCGCATCCGCTTCTTCTGGACTTTGACGGTGGCGTACACCGTGTGAACGCTGCCCACCGTGTGGATACGGTACAGATAACGAAATGGGAAGAAGTGGATGAAGTGATGCAGTCGCCTGAGATTGCCGACTATGCTACGTTCGTAATTGATACCGCAGGAAAGATGCTTTCCTTCATGGACAAGTATATCATGCAGAACAATCCGAAGATGCGCAAGGCGGATGGTACTCTTTCCCTTCAGGGCTACGGAGTAAGAAAGAACATGTTCATCAACTTTGTAAATCAGGTATCCCTTATGGGCAAATCGGTGATATTCGTTGCGCATGAACGTGAGGAAAAGAACGGTGAGGAAAAGCAGATACGTCCGGAAATCGGTGGTTCATCTGCCGGTGACCTGATTAAGGAGCTGGATTTGGTCGGTTACATGGAAGCTATCGGAAAGAAGCGTACCATTTCCTTCAATCCTTGCGAGAAGTTCTACGGAAAGAACACCTGCAATCTTCCTGAACGCATGGAGATTCCAATCATTATCAATGACAAGGGTGATGTGACCGGAGAGAACAATTTCATGACGAATATCATCAATACCTATTCGAAATATCAGGAGAAACAGACAGAGCTTTCTTCCGAATACGAAGACCTGATGGAAGTAATCAAGGCGCAGGTGGAACTTGTGAATGACGTGGAGTCGGCCAACAGCGTGGCAAAATCCCTTGCAGGTATGCAGCACATTTTTGACAGCAAGCTGCAGGCTGGACAGCTTCTTAACAAACGATGCAAGGAACTGGGTTTGAAGTTTGACAAAATCAAGAAGGAATATGCAGCAGCCTAATTACAGAATGTATCCGTCACTTTTGGATAAGTTCGAAGCTTATCTGAGGGCGGATGAAGAGGTGGAGAGCTTCTTCAACATAGACAATGAAACCGGAGAGTACAAACGCTCTCCGGAAGAAATTGAAGCGGAACTGAAACAGTCCCTGATTGACGCGATCAACCGTGTCCCGTTCGACAGTGAAGCAGCCGACAAGGGTACGGCCTTCAATGCGCTTGTGGACATGGCGATTCATAATAAGCCTCACGTTCCCAGTGAGCGTGCTCCGTATTCCATTATCGGAGACAGGGAAACAAATACCGTTCAGGTAACTTTCCCGGCTACAGAGATGGCACCCATGCGGAACTTCCTCTTTGACCGTGCCTGGGTTATTGAGCAGGCCAAGTATTTCGATGGGGCGGTAAGCCAGTTGTATGTCTCTGCAATCCTTCCAACCAAATATGGTGATGTGGAGCTTTACGGATTTATCGACGAGCTCAAGCGTGATGTGGTATATGACATCAAGACGACAAGCTCGTACAGCTTCGGAAAGTATGAGCACGGCTGGCAGCGGCATGTGTATCCTTACTGCCTGATAGCTTCAGGAGAGATGGAGAGCGTAAGCGCATTTGAGTATACGGCCTTTGCATTGAAAGGAGGTACCAGCCGCACTCCGCTCATTTCTGGGACACGTTATCCGGAATACTATACCTACAATCATAAGCAGAGCGTAAAGTTGCTCACAGCCCATGTAGAGCGTTTTATTGAGTTTCTGGAAGCAAATAAGGATTTGATAACCGATAAAAAGATTTTTGGACAATGAGTCAGACAGCTATTCTGGTGAAGGAAAAGGGAGTGGTGAGGATTGACAAGCCTTTCGACTTCATGTGCAGCCAGCTTCGGAACGGACGTTACAAAGTCGTCATCGAGCGCTATACGGAGCCACGGACTATCAGTCAGAATGCCTTGATGTGGCTTTGGTTTACGTGCATCGAGCAGGAGACCGGAACGGACAAGCAGGACGTACATGACTACTACTGCAGCCTTTTCCTTCGCCGGACGGCTGTAATAAACGGAAAGGAGACGGTTGTTGCCGGAAGCACGTCACGCCTGAACACTTTGCAGATGACGGACTTTCTTAATAAAGTGAAGGCGGATGCGGCGGCTGAGCTGGGAATATCGCTTCCTCTTCCGGATGACTTGTACTATCAGGAGTTTATTAACGAATATAAATACAGGAGATAAGGACATGGATATAACAAAAGCAAAAGTGACGAAGGATAATACCCTCGTTGCAACCTATATGGATGAAACGGGTACGGTGACGGTAGAGGGAAAGAATCTCGTGACCAATGACCTGATAAACGCTTTCAAGGCTCTGGTTCCCCAAATGGCTTTCCTCTGTGAACAGAAGGAAGCGGACGGTAAGGAGTTCCTGGAAGATATGCCGGAGAACATTGACAGCATCCTTGAGGTGACCGGATATACGGTGGGAGGTGACGGTGACAGCAGGGGAGTCACACTGACCGGAAAGCGGTTCCTGAAAAGCAACAAGGTGCTGAATCTGAACGCACCATTCACCAAGTTTACAGACGAAAATGAGGACTATGCGTTTCAGTTTGAGCTGGAGCAGGCCATAGAATCATGCAGCTATGAAGTGAACGAGTATATTTTCAACAAAAAATGGAAGGTGGTACAGCAGGAACTTCCGTTCGAAGAGCAGGCTGCTGCAGATGTTCAGGCTGATGTGATACCGGAAGCACAGACGGCAGCTCCGTCAAGTCCGGACATTGAAGCCTTTCAGAAGATAATTGATAACTCGAAAGTGACGATAGAGGTGAACGGGAAGAAAATCAAGCCCAGAAGTTCCGGCCGTCACAAGACCACACAGTTAGCATCATAATACTATGTTGTACCCATTTTGTGTAACGCAAACCCCGAATTGCTATAAGATAGCATTTCCCTATCATCCCACACTGAAAGACCTGGTACACCGTATCCCGAGTGTGGCCAGGAATCCGAAAGCTGCCTACATACCTGATGAACGCGCATGGAAGGTTTCGCTTGAAGATAAATGGTATGTGGATAAGATGGGAGAGTGGGCAGTATCTGCAAGGATATGCAGCCGCGTACAGCGTTCGGTATCTTCCAGGGCTGTAACGGACTACACCATTCCTGATTTGCCGAAGCTGACCGTTCCCCACGGGCTTCTGCTGGAGCCTTACGAATACCAGAAGGAAGGCATCGCCTACGCCCTGCAGCATAAGCGGTGCATCTTCGGAGACCAGCCGGGGCTGGGAAAGACATTGCAGGCAATAGGCACGGTTACGATAGCAAAGGCGTATCCGTGCCTTGTCGTTTGCCCGGCAGCCCTGAAGATAAACTGGCAGCGTGAGTTCAAGAAGTTTGTCGGGAAGCAGGCGATTATCCTTGATGACCGTAACAAGTCGAGCTGGCAACGCTTCTACGAACAGAAGAAGGCTGACGGGACAGCCCTCTGCGACATCTTCATAACCAACTACGAGAGCCTGAAGAAGTTCTTCGTGCAGGGAATAAAGGAGGATGCACGCTTTACCATGCGTTCCATCACGTTCGACCCGCGTATCTCATTGTTCAAGTCGGTAGTGATAGATGAGAGCCACAAGTGCAAGTCCAGCAAGACACAGCAGAGCAAGTTCCTGGAAGGAATATGCAAGGGTAAGGAATACGTGCTGGAACTGACCGGAACCCCGGTTGTGAACAACAATACCGACCTTATCCAGCAGTTGAAGATTATGGGCCGTTTGGAAGATTTCGGAGGGTACAAGAATTTCATCGAGAAATTCTGTGCCGGGCCGAAGCAGAGTTCCAATGTGAAGGAGTTGAACTGGAGACTGTCAACCACCTGCTTTTTCCGAAGGGAGAAGGCCAAGGTACTCACGCAGCTTCCGGACAAGTCACGGCAGTATATCGAAGTGGATATCACCAACCGTAAGGAGTACGACAAGGCGGAATCCGATTTGATTCAGTATCTGCGAACCTACAAGAATGCGGATGATGAAAAGATACAGAAGGCTCTTAGAGGTGAGGTGATGGTGAAGATGGGAATCCTGAAATCCATATCTGCAAGAGGTAAGATTAAGGTGTTCTCCGAGTTTATCCATGATGTGATAGACGGTGGAGAGAAACTGATAGTCTTTGCTTACCTCAAGGAGGTTGTGATGGAGCTGAAGAACAATTTCCCTGATGCGGTTACCGTGACGGGGGATGACAATGCAACCCAAAAGCAGAATGCGGTAGACCGTTTCCAGAATGACCCGGAATGCAAGTTGATAATTCTGAACTACAAGTCGGGAGGTACGGGATTGACGCTTACCGCTTCCAGCCGTGTGGCATTTATCGAGTTCCCCTGGACGTTCTCAGACTGCGAGCAGGCAGAGGACAGGGCGCACCGTAACGGCCAGAAGAATAACGTGAACTGTTACTACTATTTAGGGAAAGATACGATTGACCGCTATATGTACGATGTTATCCAGACCAAAAAGAACATTGCCAACGGTGTGACCGGAACGGATGATGTGGTGAAGGAAAGCGTGGTGGATATGGCCATGAACTTATTTAGTCAGAAGTTATGAGAAAGCAGACTACACCGCTATCAGAAAGCCAGATTCAGCATGATTGCCTGACATGGTTCAGGCTTCAGTACCCGAATCTGGCTTTGCTTCTCTTTGCAGTTCCGAACGGTGGCCGCAGGGATGCAAAGACAGGAGCGAGGATGAAATACGAGGGAGTTGTAAGGGGAGTTGCCGACCTGATACTACTTATCCCAAAAAAGGGATATGCTTCCCTCTGTATTGAAATGAAGACACCGAAAGGGGTACAGAGTGACGGGCAGAAAGAATGGCAGAGAGAAGCCGAGAAGTACCGGAATCGGTATGTTGTCTGCCGTTCCCTTCCTGAATTTATGAAAGAAGTAAACGAATACTTGTTATGACCTACATAGAACTAATCAATAACTTCTGGTTCCTCGATGAAGACTGGCAATTTACCTGCTGTGAAACGAGGCTTTATTTTTACTTGTTGAAAACAGCGAATCGTTTAGGCTGGGTGGATAGCTGGACACGTAGTGACACTAAGGTGGCGTCTGACGTGGGAGTGTCGGTCAATTCGATGAAAACTGCAAGAAACAGATTGGTTCAGGCTGGTTTGATAGCATTCAAAGCTGGTGGAAACGGGCAACGGGATAAAACGAAATATCAAGTTATATGTGAATTTAGGTGTCAAAATTTGATACCTAAAGTACCACCTAACCTTGAACCTAATCCTATACCTAACCTTGAACCTAAAGTACAACCATATAATAAGACTAAGAATAAGACTAAGAATAATAATAACTCTGGCGAGTTATTTCCGCCCGAAGAAAAACCGAATAAGAAAAAATCGGCAAAGGCAGAATTTATCCCTCCCACATTGGACCAGGTAAAAGCCTACTTTGAAGAAAAGCTTCCGGACTGGGAAAGGCAGGCGGAAATATTCTTCTATCACTTCGACAGCCTTGGATGGCGTAACGCTAACGGAGCAAAGATTGAGCGTTGGGACAGCAAGGCAAATCTTTGGATAATGGACGAACAAGCAAAACAATATCAGCATGGAAAACAATCTGAAAACAGTTGCGGAGGTAATAAACCAAGCGACATTGGTACAACAGCCGGAAAGCTTAAAGCGGTTGAACTCTGATTCAAGGCAGGCGGAATCATTCTGGAAGCAGAAGCTGGTAGAGTGCATGACCAGTGTATCACCAGGATTCGTGATAGATGCCAGAAACCGCAGGGAGTTGGATGCACTGTACCGCTGGGTATGGGAAAGAGCCGGCCGTATCATGGGAGGAAGTCTTGACCCGTGCAAGGGCATTATGCTTTGTGGCCCGATAGGAACAGGAAAGTCCACGCTCATGAAAGGGCTGCAGAAGTACGAAAGTCTGGTAAACAGATATGCGTTTGCTTTCGGACGGAAGGATTTAGGCTTTGCGTTCGTTTCAGCGGCTGAAATCTCATTACGCTATGCGGAACAAGGAATTGACGGAATAATTCGCTACACGCAGCGAGAATGCGCCACAGGGCTATGTATTGACGAGCTTGGGCGTGAGCCTTCGGATGCAAAGCACTTTGGGACGGGACTGAACGTAATACAGACAGTTTTACAGCTTCGCTATGAGTTTCGTCATGAGTATTGCACTTATGCGACAACCAATCTGGAACTGGATGATATACCGTCACGGTACGGAATCTACATTGCAGACCGCTGTAAGGAAATGTTTAATATCGTTCATGTAGGCGGTGAAACTCGACGACAATAATAACCAAAAACCACATCAATATGACAAGACAAGAATCAGAAAGAAAGCTCAATGAGCTGAGAAAGAAGTATATCGCCTTGATTTCATCCATGAACTTTGCCAAAGCACAGAAAATCAAGAACAAGATTGACTCCCTTGAAAGAGAGCTGGAACCGCATTCCTTGGGAGAACTTCTTCAGGACTATACCCCGGAGTTCAAGGTAGAAATGCTTCGCAAGATGCACAAGCTGTTCATCTATTCAGACTTACTTGAGGGTGCGGCACTGGAGTTCCAGTCTGAACTTGAATCAAACGGAATAGATGCTCAGGTAGTTTTTCAGGTAAAGCGCGTACTGAAAGAACTGAGAAGCATAGTACGAATACCGGATGAAGAGAAAAACGCTTCATTGTCTGACAACTTTGCCGGGATGTGTGATGAAGCCGGACTTGTAGTGAGTAACATAATCAACAAATATCTTGCAAAATGATAACGGAAAATGACCCAATGCTTCCACGTAAAGTGGATTTGGAGAAGAACCCTTCTGGAACCGAACTGAAAATCGCCCAGCATCGGGAACTGGAGAAACATGGAAAGTATGTAGCTATCCCAGGCGACAAGACACGGACGCGAATTTTCGTCCGCAACGGTGAGGATGCGGAGAAGAAGATAGCCGCTTACTTGGAGAGAATCAACAACCGACCTCAAAGATGGAACTGATATGATAAAGTTACTCTATATAGACCTTTTCTGCGGTGCCGGGGGAACCAGTACCGGAGTAGAAAACGCACGCTACGCAGATGAACAGTGCGCTAAAGTTGTCGCTTGTGTGAACCACGACGCAAACGCTATCGCCAGCCATGCGGCCAATCACCCGGATGCGCTCCACTTCACGGAGGACATCAGAACATTGGAACTGTCTCCTTTGGTGGCCCATGTAGAACGAATGAAGAAGATTTATCCGGATGCACTGGTTGTATTATGGGCCAGCCTTGAATGTACGAACTTCAGTAAAGCCAAGGGCGGCCAGCCACGGGACGCTGATAGTCGTACTCTTGCTGAACACCTTTTCCGTTATATCGAGGCCATTGATCCAGACTACATCCAGATAGAGAACGTTGAGGAGTTCATGTCATGGGGCGATATGGATGAGCATGGGCACCCTATCAGCAAGGACAAAGGACGATGCTATGAGAAGTGGAAACGCAACGTCAGGAAATATGGCTACGATTTTGACTGGCGCATTCTTAACGCTGCCGATTATGGGGCATACACCACTCGCAAGCGGTTCTTCGGTATCTTCGCTAAGCGTGGCCTGCCGATTGTGTTCCCTGAACCTACTCACTGTAAAGATGGGAAGTCGGATATGTTCGGTCGGCTGGAGAAGTGGAAGCCTGTTAAGGATGTGCTGGACTTCTCCGATGAGGGAGAAAGTATCTTCTGCCGGAAGAAGCCGCTGGCCGAGAAAACTCTTGAACGCATCTATGCCGGACTGATTAAGTTTGTAGCTGGAGGGAAGGACGCTTTCATTGTAAAGTACAACTCCATGAGCAGGACGGGAAAATATCAGGCACCAAGCGTTGATGAGACATGCCCGGTTGTGGCAACACAAGGACGGCTTGCACTGGCCAAGGTAAACTTCCTCTCCAAGCAATTCAGCGGCCAGCCGGATAGCAAGAACATATCTGTGGAAGGCCCTGCCGGAACAATCACCTGCAAAGACCACCACGCTTTCGTCTCAGCCTATTACGGGAATGGTCATAACCATTCTGTAGAACTTCCAGCACCGACAGTTACGACTAAAGACAGGTTGGCATTGGTAAATTCTGTTTTCATAGACAACCAGTACGGTACCGGAAAACCGACATCCATTGAGCAACCGGTTGGTACAGTAACCACGGTTCCTAAGTTCAATGTGGTAAGCTGCAAACCGTGGATAATGGACACAGCTTTCTCAAATGTAGGAAGCAGTATAGAACAGCCGTCTCAAACCATTACAGCCAACCGCAAATGGCATTACCTTATGAATCCGCAGTTTGCCAGTGCCGGAGGTTCTGTGAACAACCCATGTTTCACGCTTATAGCCCGCATGGACAAAATGCCGCCTTATCTGGTAGAGGTTGAAGGAGGTATCGGTATACAGGTCACACCCGTGGACAGTCCGATGACAATCAAGATAAAGGAGTTTATGGTTCTTTATGGTATCATCGACATCAAGATGCGTATGCTACGGATAGCAGAACTGAAAAAGATAATGGGATTCCCGGAAGACTATGTTTTGATTGGCCCCCAGTCAGACCAGAAGAAGTTTATCGGTAATGCTGTAGAGGTAAATATGGCCCGTGTTCTTTGTGAGGCTATCTGTAAGGAGATTATCAGAAAACGAAAGGTTGCGTAAAATGGTTAGTGAAGTACATAACATGGACTGCATGGAATACATGCGGAACATACCAGATAAGTTCTTTGAGCTGGCAGTGGTCGACCCTCCATACGGAATAAATGCCCCGAACATGTCAATGGGTAGCAACATGAACCGTAGACATGGAGGATACAATGGTGAAAGTATAGCTCAAAGGCTGAAAAGGAAACGCTTTAATCAAGGAGCTGGAAAACTTAAAAACCGGGCATTGAATACTATGCAATGCGATTGGGATTGTCATCCTCCCTCAAAAGAGTATTTCGAAGAACTATTCAGAATAAGCCGTAATCAAGTGATATGGGGAGGCAACTATTTTTCTCTACCACCTACACGCGGGATATTGTGCTGGGATAAAATGCAGCCTTGGAAGAATTTTTCCCAGTTTGAACTTGCTTGGACTTCTTTTGATTGTCCGGCATCTATCATTCATCTTTCAAGTCGCGGAGGTAACAATAAAGAATCAAAAATCCATCCTACCCAGAAACCTATCAAACTTTATCAATGGATTCTTGAAAAATTTGCTAAACCTGGTGACAAAATACTGGACACGCACCTCGGCAGTGGAAGTTCCAGAATAGCAGCTTATCGGATGGGGTTCGATTTCTATGGTACCGAAATAGACAAGGAATATTTCGATGAACAAGAGAAAAGGTTTCGGAGAGAATGTTTTGGAGAGATTAAAACGTCTGAAGGAATTATTGTGCAACAAAATCTATTTTAAGTCATGGGAAAGCTAAAAGTCTATTATGGATGGTCTAGAATAGGTAATGTTCGAAAAAAACGTGCCTTATCCGTAATGTTCGAGAATGATGCACAGGGTTGCAGAAGTGACCGTGGGCAAAGATGTCTGAGAACGATTCAAGACACCGTGATTGAAAGGTACCAGACGGATGAAGAAATGGCTGATGGGAAACGTCAGAACCGGATATTTACTGAATACAGCCTATTCCTTGACGAAAAGCCAATAAACGGAAGCCTTAACAAGATACTCCAAATGAATAGTGACGCCGATAAGAAACATGTATCTAAAGAAATGCGTGATAAGATTGCTGAAGCCTTACGGAAAGCTTTTATGCAGACGAATCGCAAATACAGAGAACCAGGTTGGCAACAACTTGAATTGAAATTTGAATGATATGGGAAAGCAGGAAAGTATGGATGACTTGTTCCTGATGGCTAAGGATTTGGCCAAAGCTGAAAGGGAACTGAAGATTGAGCAATGGGTTGAAGTAACTATTTACTACGGATATGCAGAAAAACAAGTAAGCTTATATCACTACAATCTTCCCCGTGAGATGTATTCCCGGTACCAATGGGTAATCAGATGGAGGATGGCGAAATTACAGTGCCAATACCCCAAACAGATTGTATCTACAAGCCTGTACTTCTATGACAAGCGTTCAGGAGAGTCGCTTGAAGTGAGTTCTTGCCTGTCTAAGCTGATTTCGGCCAAAGCCCAGATAACAAAAGCAGAACGCAAGATGAATGAGTACATCGAGCACAACCGTCAGAACAATCTGTTCTTTGATGAGAACACGGATGAGGAGCTTGTTAAGTTCCGGGAGAAACTGGAGCGAAAGAAACTCGAATGTGCTGAGTGTGAGAAACGATTGGAACAACTTGTTGAAAAAAGGAGAAATAATCAATGAAAACGAAATTGTATTACCTGTTCCTGGCAGTCATGTGGTGGCTCTTGGGATAAGTGGAAAGGAGATAAAATGAAACGAGTGTATAAGTATGAGGTCTTTGGCGTAACTTACTATGAGGGCATCTCCGAAGGAACTTCCGATACGTTTGACTCATTAAAAGATGCCAAACATTTTGTGGAAAAAGCTCATAACGGAAGATTTCACAAGATACATCAAACAATCTTCAAGTATGAAGAAAGGAACGGGGAAACCTATCGGTACGTAAAAAGACTTTGGTTTCTTAAAAAAGGAAGGTGGTACTCTACCAGAAAGGTTCATAAACAACTTTTATTCATGGAAATATGAGACGAACAATAAATACAATACCAAAGCAGGAATATGACGATCTGATGAAGTATGCAACTTTAAGAATGCATAGGAAAATCCAAAAGCTGGCAGACGAAGAGATTTCAAAGATGCGAGAAGCTGACAACAAAGGTGACTACGAGAAAGCAGAAGTACACGACTTCAATTCACGAGCGTTGTCTCGCATGGCCGATATGTATTATGAAATAATCAAGAGAGAGGATTAAAATATGAAACAAGTAAAAGTAAAAATAGAGACAACAGTAGAAACCATGTTAGATGATAAGCCTGTAAATGAATTTCTTGTTGATGTTGCAGATATATGTCACACAACGATAGAATATTCATCATCAAAAGATGGGGGATGCGAAACTCTATACGAAGATGGTGAATATGAAGATTACAAAATTGACATGGAAGATAGGGTTGCAACTCTTGAATCTGCTCTTTATAGGATATTAGATTTACTGGAGGATTGAATATGAAGACAACTATTTACAAACCTGTAGAAGTAGAAGTAAAATTTTTAAAGGTAGATGCTACCGTTCGTTATTGGCAAGATAGTTACATTAACGGTACAAAAGATTATGATTGCGAAGAAGAAAAGAATGAACCTCAAATGCCATGTGCTGAGTATATAGGAGAGCAAAACAGAACTTTTCGGGCATACGACTGGCATTGGAAGCCGATTATCGACATAGACAATGGACGCATAATTAATTGGGGCGATGGCATTACCGCTTCAATTCATTATAAGGTGTGCGACGAGTTCAGTTGCGACCTGCTTGACGAAGGAAACAATGCCATTTGTTCTTATGAGGGTTATGTGCCACACTGCATGTGTCCCAAGGAAAATGGATATGGGGATTACATCATCATGGATATTGACAGCAATGGGTTCATTCAGAATTGGAGGCCTGAACTTGTATTAAGGATATTGGAAGAAAACGAGGATTGATTATGAAAGCAATATCCATCAAACAGCCGTGGGCGAGCCTAATCGCTCACGGTGTTAAAGACATCGAGAACCGGATTTGGAAGTGTCCTCAGAAGTATATAGGCCAAAGGGTACTTATCCATGCTGCAAAGACTACAGTCAAGGAAGGATGGAGCGCACTAACAGAAACGCAGTTAAAGAAAGCATTTCCTCACAAGAATAAACTTTATGGAGATAATGAGGAGCTTCCGCAGGGTGCCATCATTGGCAGCGTAGTAATAGAAGATTGCGTACAGAGCCATCCTTCAGTGTGGGCAGAGAAAGGGTGCTGGAACTGGGTGCTGAGGGATGCAGTACTGTTTAATAAGCCGATTATGAATGTGAAAGGGAAACTTAGTTTTTGGGAGTATGAGTTATGAGTATGAAACACAAAAGACATCAAACGGGAAGGCTATTCAGCCGTGATACTTACATGGAGATGCCGATAAAAGACAGCCGAAGGAACTTTGAAAGGGCAGAAAGACTATTGGGTGATTTGAAACTGAAAAACCATATTATAGACGGGCTTGAAAAGGAGAACGAGGAACTTAAAAAAGAAGTAAACAAGCTTAAGGATGATGCGACATTTTATCACACTCAATGGGGAAAAGAGATAGACCTTTGTAAGGATTTGAAGAGAGAACTTGAATACGCAAAGAAGCGAAAATGGTGGATGATATGGAGTTTATAACTTACTGACAGCCCTTGTCAGTGCTTTGTGAATACCCGGTAACTGCTTTGTAGCGGTTATCGGGTAAATTTGTTTCTGTAACGCAAATACCGAGATATATGGAAGTGATTTACAGAAGTACAGAAACATTGAAGAAGCTGGAGGACAATCCGAGAACCATATCGGAAGGGCAGCTCCAGAAGTTGAAGGAATCCATACAGAACAATCCGGACTATTTTGAAGCACGTCCGATTATTCTGTCAGACCGAACGGGACATCTTGTCATTATTGCGGGGAACCAGCGCTATGATGCGTGCGTGAAGCTTGGAATCAAGGAGGTTCCTACGGTGCTTATTCCGAACCTGACAGAAGAGCGTGAGCGCGAAATTATCATCCGTGACAATGTGAGCAACGGGGAATGGGATATGTCCCGACTGTTTGAATGGGACTGCCGGAAACTCATGGAATGGGGTATAGAAGGCATCAGCTTCCCTGATTTGGACGATTTTCCCGGAGGGATGGAAGATACTCACAACGTGCTGCGGAATGAAAATTACGAAGCGGGAGCGCATATCAAGTACCTGGCATTTGAAGGGTACAAAATACCGATAACCGATGTGGAACTTGAAGGCTTGAAGCAGCGTGCTGCCGGGTATCTTGAAGAGAACGGAGTGATGATTGGTTTCGTAAATAATCTGTTGGGCTTATGATGGAATACATTGACATAGAATCACTGAATCCGGCAGAGTACAACCCAAGGCTGCTTACTCCGGAAGCACAGGAAAACCTGAAGAAGTCGATAACGGAGCTTGGCATCATCAAGCCGATAATTATCCGCAGGTCTGACAAACGAATCATGGCAGGACACCAGCGAACAAAGACCATGAAGCTGCTTGGATATACTCATGTTCCTGCTTTCGTCCTGGATGGCGTGAACTCAACGGATGAGGTACGCTTCAACCAGCTTCACAACTATGCCGAATGCGAGGTGTCGGAGGTACAGCCGGACATACGTGTACCTGTTCCTGAAGGAACGGAAGGTTTCTTTATGGTACCGAACAAGGATATAACCATCATTACCAAGGGTGGGAGCAACGCACACGTAGTGGACCTTACGAAGATGATTCTTCGCTATGGCCAGTTTGCGAATGCCGTATGCAACCATGAAGGAAAGGTCATCATATCCACCGTATACGCCAAGGCGGTGAAGCTTATGGGTATGGACCTGCTTGTCTATGTACTTCCGGAAGGAAAGGAGGAGCTGGCCCTGTCTTATTTTTCGAAGGAATACGGTGTCTTTGAATACTCCCATCTGGAACGGAAGACTTACATACAGTCTTTTGCACAGAAGGCACGTCTCAGGGAGAAAAACGGTGTTCCGAGCAGCAGGAGCCATTCCACGCTGTACGAGCGTCTGGTGCTTCCGTTCATCACGAAGGATATGCATGTGCTTGACTTCGGAGCCGGACAGAAGGACTATGCCACCAGGCTGAAGAAGGAGGGATACCTCATTGACACGATAGAGTTCTTTCACCGGAAGGACGGGGCTGACGTGATAGACGAGAAGGAGATACGTCAGGACTGTGCGGACGTGTGCAGGACATTGTCGGAGTATGGTCTGTATGATGTCGTGGTATGTGATAGCGTCCTGAACTCCGTAAATTCCCTTGACGATGAAAGGAACGTCCTTCTTTCCATTTCTGCATTGTGCAAGCCGGGAGGTATGATTTTCTGGTCAGGAATTCCGATACTGTTCGTACAGAAGGCTTCCGAGAGAAAGGAAACACATGATTACCGTTCTAGAGCACTTTTTCTGGATGCAAACAACTTCACGGCCAACTTCCGCTTTGGAGAATGGTATTTCCAGCATTATCATTCCACAGCAGACGTATGCCGTCTTACGGAAGAATTTATCGGTTCTGATTTCAGGATATATGACAAGGGTATCGAGGTAGACAAGTCACGGGAACTGCGCGGATCATCCTTTCAGGTATCCGTCATGAACGAAAGAAGGGCTGAGCACGATGTATATGCTGAAGCTCTCAGATACGAATTTACCCTTCCTCTTCCTAACAACAGAAGATGGGATTTGGATAAGGAAATATTACCCGTTTTTGAAAAATTGTGATTATGGCAGCACCAAAAGGAAATAAGTTCTGGATGTTAAGAAGCAAGCATGGCAGGGACAAGCTCTTTGCTACGCCTGAACTTCTATGGGATGCGGCGTGCGAGTATTTCCAGTGGTGCGATGAGAATCCATGGACAACCAGAAAGGCCATACAGAAAACTGTACCCGTAAGAGTGAATAAAGGGAAGGAGATTGTAACAGAGAACCAGCAGCACACACAGCAGGAGGTTACTCCCACGTCACGGCCGTATTCTCTCATGGGACTGTGCGTGTATCTGGGCGCTTCTACAAACTGGTGGAACGAGTTTCGTTCTGCCTGCATGAATAAAGGGGATAAAGATTTTTTGGAGGTCATCGCGCGTGTGGAGGAAACCATCAAGACCCAGCAGTTCGAAGGGGCGTGTGTCGGTGCGTTCAATGCGAATATCATAGCCCGTACTTTGGGGCTGGCCGACAAGCAGGAGGTGGACCATACGACGCAGGGAAAGCCATTCAAGGGATTCGATTTTCTTCCCTATACTCCGGAAGCGGACAAACTGAAATGACATGGGACAGAAGGTCAATATAAAGCAGAGGTTGGCATACAATTACCTTCGTGATGACAGGACGAAGTTTCTGCTGTATGGCGGTGCCGGAGGTGGTGGAAAATCATGGCTTGGCTGTGAGTGGCTGATGCAATGTGCCTACTATCTTCCCGGCACTCGCTGGTTTGTAGGGAGAAATAACCTGAAGGACAGCCGTGAGTCCGTGACCGTAACATTCAACAAGGTAGCGAAGTTACACGGATTTACGGCATACAAGACAAACAATGAAGGGATAGCGTTTGACAACGGTAGCGAAATAGTTTATATCGACCTGACATATTATCCGGTAAAAGACCCGTTGTATGAACGCCTGGGTTCAAAGGAATATACCGGAGGATGGATAGAGGAAGCGGGTGAGGTGCATTACCTTGCCTTTGACGTGCTGAAAACCCGTATCGGCCGACACATGAACGATGTCTATGTCGTACCTGGAAAGATACTTATCACCTGCAACCCTAAGAAGAACTGGCTGTACCGTGACTTCTATAAGCCGTGGAGAGAAGGAAAGCTGGAAGAACCGTATGCTTTCATTCAGGCATTGGTTCAGGATAACCCTTGGGCTACAGAGGACTATATCGAGAGCCTTCGTAATACGAAGGACAGGGTGACGAAGGAACGTCTGTATTTCGGGAACTGGGAGTATGACAATGACCCGACAGCCCTTTGTGATTACGATGCTATCTGTGACCTGTTCACGAATGAGTTTGTCAAGCCTGCCGGGGATTCTTCCGGTTCTGCTGACCTTGCCATGAAGGGGCGTGACCGTTTCATCGCCGGACACTGGAAAGGGAATGTCTGTTATATCAAGCTGGATCAGGAATACAGTACTGGAAAGTCCATCGAGACAGACTTGAAGCGTATGATGATAGAGTGTTCCATTCCACGCAGCCGGATGATAGCGGATTCTGACGGGCTTGGTAGCTATCTTGAAAGCTATCTGAACGGAATCAGGGAGTTCCATGGAGGAACACGGCCCATCAACCCTGAGTATGACAACCTGAAATCGGAATGTGCCTTCAAGCTGGCGGAGATGATAAACAACCGCCTTCTCCGTATAGTATGTACGGAAGCACAGAAGGAGCGAATCATTGAAGAGCTTGGGGTGTTGAAGCAGGACCACATAGATGCGGATACGAGAAAGAAGGGAATTATCAGCAAGGAAAAGATGAAGGAGATACTTGGCCGCTCTCCTGACTATCTTGACATGCTGATTATGGCGATGTTTTTCAGGATAAAACCAGTGTTAAGGCGGCCGAAAGCAAAACTTGGGAATATATGACGGTAAAGGAGTTGTTGGTAGTTGGTAATCTGTCACACGGTATTGAAGGAGAGCTTGAGAAGCTCCGTAAACCGTGGAAAGTGGGAAAGGTCAGGACACCTGATACCTTGAATGACATGAATATGGGTGAGCTTATGCAGTTGCAATCAATTAGTACGGAGAAGGAAACGATAATGGTTCCTTGTCGTGTGCTTCTTGGAATGTCGGAGCGTGAGGTTATGAGGGCTGATGCATCTGAGGTTATCGGCTTTTGCTTCTGGGTGGCCAGGGAAGTGAAGCGGATAAACAAGCTGTTTGCTTCCACGTCCGTTCCTCCTACTCCGGAGGAGAAGCAGGCTGGGGCAGAAGCATTGAATTTCGGGCCGTTCGGACTGCTTGACTATTATGCACTGAGAATGGGAATAACAGACCATGAGGCGGTAGAATATGTTCCGTGGGTGCGTGTGTATAAATGCCTGGATATGGATGCCAGGAAGATGAGGTATGAACGCAGGTTACGTAAAATCTTGGAGGGAAAGAAGAAATGACAGTAGAAGAGAAGGTTAGGAAAATAGTGGAACAGATGGGAGTTACCTATCTGTTTGAGAACTGGCAGGCTGCCAATGTAAGGCTTGACAAGATGCAGCTTCCTGCCGTGATGTATGTGCTTCCGGCTTCCGGAAATCTGAATGTGGGGCTTATGCAGATGAAAGACTTTCCTAACTGCATGATAGCCTTTATGGACAAAACGAAGCATGATTTCTCCGGTGAAGAGAATGACATGGTGATAGAACGATGCAAGTCTTTGGCCAGGGAGTTTATACTGAACGTGAACAGAAGCGGAATGTTTGAGCCTGTACAGGGTGACATTCAGTATTCGGTGTTCTATGATAAGCTTGACGTGAATGTGACGGGGATTGTCATCCAGATTCCTTTGAAGGAAATAAGAGGAATCGTGATATGCCCTACAAAAACAGTGAAGGAGATAGTGTATGGAACTTCTGCTGAGGGATAAGGTGATGGAGCTTGTGTCTTCAGAACTTGAAGCATTGAAACAGAAGGTAATCGAAAACCAGAAGAACTCCGGTCAGGTTGCTTCCGGCAGAACGATAGCCAGCATGAAGGTAGAGGTTACGGAGGATGGCGGTGTTCTGTGGGGACGTAGCCCGTTCGGGACACTGGAGACCGGACGAAAGCCTGGTAAGGTGCCGGCAGGATTCTGGAAGATAATCCGGCAATGGATGGATGACAAGGGCATCCAGGTACAGAAGCCTGATTCCTTTGCTTACCTTGTGGCGAGAAAGATAGCCAATGAAGGGACACAGCTATTCCGGAATGGCGGTAGGGATGATATTTATTCTCCTGAAGTGAAGGATACGGTAGAAAGGGTATCGCAGGGTATCGGTATTCTGTTCGGGAGTGAAGTGGAACATATAAATCTTAATTTCAATGAGAACGGGAACTATTAACGGATGCAGCATCAAATATCCGGATGAAATGGTATTCTGCTTTAATCCGAATATGATTACAGTGAATACTTCCAGTGATGTCACTTTTGTAATATCTTCCGATAGCGGAGGTTCCGGAGGTGTATTCGATACTACATTTGACAGGACGTTTACGATTGTGAAGAGACCGTATTTTTCGGATAATCGTGATGAATACGCTAATTATGTAGAACTTGACATATCCGCATATCTTCAGGCATGTTTCGATATTAACAGAAGTGGAGGGATGGTTGAGTCAAAAGTGGTTCATGTAAAAGTGACCATATCAGGAGTTTCTATGTCTTTTGATGTGACGGCTATATGGGGAGCTATGAATATCGGTGAGCAGTTTGATGCTCCACGTACCGTAGTACATTTTACGAAGTATCCATTTACTGTAACGATATTTGACCAGATGATTAAGCATGTGAGTCCTTCTGACGTACCGGAATACGTCAAAGTCGTGGAGGATGATTCTGAAGATGGTATTTATTTGCGCTGGATAGACCGTCATGGATTTTACCAGTACTGGCTTTTTCAGGAAGGCTCAAACGAAAATAAATCTGAGGAATATGGTGAGCGTCTTATGGAAAACTTTTATGGGAGCAAGTATGGGTATTACGGCGTATCCAGAATTCAGGGAAAGACTACCGAGGGAACCAAAAAGGCATGTGCGTCATTGGTTTCTAAGGAGATATTCAACATGCTGCTTTCAATACATTCTTCTCCTCTTGTCGATATGTATGTGGATGAGACCTGGGTTCCGGTAGGAATAAAAGCTGATACGGCTGTTGATTCAGGTGAGCACCTGCAGGATTTTGAGATAACGGTCATATTGCCAACTATAATTTCGCAGAGCTTATGAGAGATGAATTATATATTGACGGGACGAAAGTGGATATGGGTGAATCCGGTGTTTCTCTTGAATACCGCAGCAATATCCTTACCGATTTAAGCAAGATTGTGAGCAATTTCAGCTACACAATTAAGTTGCCTAAAACGAAAAACAATCTCAGATTAATAGAATGTGCCCATATTCCGAGTGCAGTGAGCAGCTTTCCATATCTTCCTCATGTAGGTACGTTATTACGTGACGGTGTACAGATTGTTGATGGTGCCAATGTAGTATTGATGTCCGTCAGTGACACGATAGAAATTGCTCTTTCATGGGGGAACGCAACTGGTTTTTCGAAAATTATTGAGTTTGAAGGAAACCTAGATGATTTGGATTATGAGATAGATGATTACGTCTTTTGGAAATACGACACATCTCCTGATGAAAATACTCCTATCATAAATTATGGTTTCAGAAGCATTGAAAAACATGTGTTTTATCATCCGGTTGTTTCTGCTAAATGGATTTTGGATAGGATACAAAGCCAGTTTAATGTGAATTTCTTGTTCCCTTCTGATAAGCAGGATATTCTTCAGCGTCTGAAAATTCCATTGCTGAAAAAAAACGATGCACAGAAACATGTGGATGCAAATCGTGTATACTTGACATTGAGCGGAATTGAAAGTGAAACAAGCACTACATATATAAGTTATAATTTATTATTTGCTAAATGGGCACAATCTTATTATGTGCAATATAAAGGAGATGTACTTGTAAGTTCTTTTCAACCAATGTATTCACATTTGGAAATAGAAGTAAAGTTTACTGTAAATCTGGTGATTTCAGGAAACCCACTTTATAAAGATGGAATATTGGTTCAAGTAGTTAAGGTCGAGAGTGGTGAAGTCCTTGATGAAATAAAGCCTTATGAAGTAATCGCTTTAGATGATGCGGTTTTTAAATACGAGTGTAGATATGATAGTAGTTTTTCTTTGAATCCTTTTGATTCAGAATTTATGTTTAGAGTGCGTACAGTTATGGCTACTGTATCATTTCCTACTGGATTGTTGCCAGGGAATATAACGATTGAAGCAAAAGCGTCAGAGGTCGGAGCTGATATTCAAGACTACAACAAGTATTTTACAATACCCAATTTACCATCGATAAAATTGATAGACTTTGTTAAGTCTATTGCTTACATGCTTGGGGTTTTTGCGGTTCCAGGCGAAAACAATGACATACATTTCGTGTCATTCGATTCTGTGATAAATAATAAAAATAATGCGGTAGATTGGTCAAGTCGAATTCTTCCTGATGATTACGGTGATGTGGCCCGTAATATCAGTTATCAGTTAAATGACTTTGCACAGAAAAATTGGTTTCATTATAAGGAAGACGATGGTGTTACAGGAAACTATGATTCATTTATATCGGTTGAAAATAGGGCGCTGGAATATGAAAGAGATGCTGTTTCGCTTCCTTTTTCTGCTTGTGATACATTGGGAGGTGTGGCAAGTATTCCTCTGTATTCGTATAATGATGATGGAGAGCTGGAATATGATGGTGGGGTGAATCCGAGAATAGTCTTATATGATTCTGAAACTCGTTCTTGTGTTTTCTATCCGTTGAGATGGGAGGAGTTGATACAACAGCATTATGCATCGTATCAGGAAGTGGTCAGACAGCCTAAAGTCATAAAGGAGCTTGTTCTTTTATCTTCCCCGGATTTGGCTGTGCTTGACTTGCTTAAACCTGTCTATATTCGACAATACGGTTCCTATTTTGTAATTATAAAAGTGAAAACCAAGGATAATAATATATGCGAAGTTGAATTGTTAAAGATTTAGTGTTATGGCGGATAAGGTGGAAAAAGTCCTTGACATCAAGGTGAATTATAATGAAGCGATTAAGGCAATAGCGGAGTATCAGACGAAGATTGATGCGGCCAGGGATGCAGAAAAGAGCCTGAAAAAACAGTTGAAGGATGGAGAAATCTCCCGTCAGCAGTACAATGAAGAAATGGTAGCATCGAAAGCCTATATTTCCGACTGTAATGATTCGATACGGATTATTACTAAGACGATGCAGAACCAGATCAAGCAGGAGAAGGAGCAGGAAGGTAGCCTGAGGTCTCTGAGAGCTGAACTGTCTAATCTTACATCTGAGTATGATGCTATGTCGGAAGCTGAAAGAAAGGGTGCAAAAGGGGAGGAACTGAAAAATAAGATAAACGAAGTTACAGACGCACTGAAGGATGGTGAGGAGGAAACCCAGAGGTATTACAGAAATGTGGGTAACTACGAGGAAGCTATTAAGAATGCGGTTTCAAGCAATATCCCATTTATTGGAACATTAATACAGACTCAGAATGAGATGGGAAGTGTGAAGGCAGGTGTTGTGGCTGCAGGTGCTGCCGTGAAGAATTTCTCGAAGACCCTTCTTTCATTGTTGGCTAACCCGATTGTTGCTATTCTTACTGCGATTTCTGTGGTAATTATGGCAGTAGCAAAAGGTATTAAATCGAGCGAGGAGAATACAAACCGATGGAATGTCGTTCTTGCACCATTGAAAATGGCTTTGGATGCAGTTGGTAAGGTGTTGCAGATTGTTGCAAGTGGAATACTCTCTGTTGTAGAAGCTGGTGGTAAGATGATGGGATGGATTACCAAGCAGCTTGAGAAACTTCCGGTACTTGGGAAATATGTGGCTGAAGTAAACAAGGAGAATGAGAGATACATTGCTATGGCGAAGGAACAGGCGGCGATAGACAGGGATACACGAAACCTGCAGGTGCAGAATGCAAAGAATTCTCTTAAGATAGCTACACTGAAGGCAAAAGCAGATGATGAACTGAATGTGTCTGCGAAGGAACGTATGGAAGCTATCAGGGAAGCTAATAGGCTGGAGGAGGAAGCAAGCAAGAAGAACTATGAACTGGCCAAGAGAAGATATGAACTGATGGTACAGCAGAATGCGATGGCTGAGAACACTAAGGAAACTAATGATGCTATTGCTCAGGCTGAGGTGGAGATGTATAATGCGCTGACTGAGTATCAGGATAAAAGGGGTGAATTGCTTGGCCGTGAGGTATCGTTGGCAAACGAAATAAAGTCGGCTGAAAAGGAAAAAACGGATGCGGCTATTGCTGCAAAGCAGAAAGAATTGGAAGCGGTAAGAGCGGCAGAGGATGCCATGCTGGCTCTTGTGAAAGATGGGCGTGATAAACAAAGTAAGGAGATAACCTTACAGTATAATCGTCAGATTGAGGATTTGCGTACGAGGCTGAAAACAGAGACAGACCTTACAGTAAAGGCCCGCCAGGCTATCAACGACCAGATAAAAGCTCTGGAACAGCAGAAGGCTGCTGAGTTGCAAAAGCTGTCTGAGGAGGAGTTACAGAAAGAGATAGACAACCGTACCAAGCTTATTTCCTTACAGCTTGAAGCAGTAAAGAAAGGTAGTGAGCAGGAATATCAGTTGAGGATGCAGCAGCTACTTTCCCAGCGTGATGCCGAGCTTGCTGACAAGGAACTGACCGAGCAGATGAAGCTTGCCATTGTGGACAAGTATGACAAGCAGATGGACGATCTGATATTACAGCGTGAGCAGGAAATATCGGAAAAGCAGCAGGAAGCCGTCAGACTGAGAATGGAGAATGAAATTATGCAGCTCCAGCAGTCCGGTGCAAGTGAACTGGAAATACTTCAGGAACAGGCTTCACAGAAATTAGAACTGTTGAACAGCATACAGCAGCAGGAAGGGGAGAGTGAACAGGAGTTCCTTAACCGTAAGCTTCAGGCTAATCAGGAATATATTGATGCGAAGAAGGCCATTGCAGACAAGGAGGTTGAGATAGAGCAGGTAAAATTTCAGGCAATAGAGACAATAACATCAGGTCTTTCATCCGCCTTTGAAACATTGGGTGAAAATAACAAGACTTTTGCCATACTTTCAAAGACACTGGCTCTTGCTGAGATTGCCATCAATACCGGAAAGGCTCTGGCTGCCGGTATAGCGCAGGCTCAGTCTGTCCCGTTCCCGGCTAACTTGGCAGCCATCGCAACGACAGTAGCAACGATACTTTCTAATATTGCTGTAGCTACAAAAACGGTAAAAAGTGCTAAATTTGCAACAGGTGGTTTAGTCACCGGACCAGGCACCGGAACAAGCGACAGCATACCTGCACAACTTAGTAACGGTGAGTCGGTGATGACGGCCAGAGCCACCTCGATGTTTGCTCCTTTGCTCTCATCATTCAATCAGATGGGAGGGGGAGTTCCTATCAACGTAACACAGACAAGTAGTCAGGCTCTCGGAGAGGACATGCTGGCCAGAGCTGTCGCCAAGGGAGTTCAGTCTATGCGTCCGGTTGTTTCGGTTGAAGAGATAACCAGTGTGAGTAACCGTGTAAAAGTATTGGAGAATCTTGGTAATGTATGAACGTGTATGAATTTCTAAACACACATAAGGGAGTGATGGAGCAGTTACAGACGCTCCCGGTACAGCCGTCGGACGTGAGATACCTTGAACTTTACAAGGAATACAGCCGTCTGATGAAAGAAGGGCATAAGAAAACCTACGTATTGCAGTACCTTTCGGACGAATACAGCGTGGATGAGAGGACGATATACAGGGTTGTAAAGAAGTTTTCCACGGAAGTGGATATGTAATTGTTTGAGGTGGGCAGCGGCTCACCTCTTTTTGTTTGAAAAATCGACTGACAAGGCGTGTCAGTGCTATTCCTTTCAAAAATTCTTATAGCCATATCGCGTTCACTACCTTTGTTTCAAACAATTATGAGATATGGCGAAATTATTTATCAACAAAGACATTGTAGCTGATACCGAAAAAATGGAAAACTGGTATCTGACTGGCGTTGATGGTATGTCCTTCTCTGATGTACAGGATTTTCTTGGATGGATTGCTCCGGATGACAATCACATTGATATTGAATTACACTCGTGTGGTGGCGATGTGGCTGAAGGATATGCGATATATGATGCTTTAAGGGCTACTGGGAAGGAAATTTCTGCTACTGTAGTAGGAAGATGTGCTTCAATGGCGACAGTAATTCTTTTGGCAGCTCCTATCGAGCGCAGAAAGATGTATCCGCACGCAAAGATTCTTATTCATTCACCTTATTGTCCTAGTGTAGAAGGTGCTCTTGATATTTCAGCGCTTGAATCCTTAAAAGCTGGGCTGGAAGCAGAGCGTGAACGTATGATTTCAATCTATGTTGAGCGCTGTGGGGTTGATCGTGCGGTGATAGAGGAACAAATGGCTAAAGAAACATGGTTTGGTGGTGAGGTGGCCAAGCAACTTGGATTTGTGAGTGAGGTAATTATGCCGAAGTCAGCTAAAGTAGTATCTAACAATAAATTTATGGGAAAAAAAGAAAATGAAGTTACGGTAAGCAAGTCATTGCTTGACCGTATGCTGGCCAAGTTAGGCTATGCAAAAATCGAAGATGTTCCTGCGGTAGCGTTGGAGCTTACAACTGCAGGTGGCGACACATTGACAGTAGAGCGTGAAGAAGGTGAACCGCAAGTAGGTGACGCGGCAAGCCCGGATGGGGAACACGTAATGCCAGACGGGAAGACTATCGTAGTGACTGACGGCGTAATTACCGAAATCCGTGAAGCTGAAAGTGGAAATGATGATACAGCAGCATTGGAGGCACGTATCGCAGAATTGGAACAGCAGGTTTCTGACTTGACAGCCAACGCCAAGACAGAGGATGATGTCAGAATCCTGGATGCAGTGGCTAAGGCTGGAGGAATTGAAAAACTGACTAAAGCGGCCGCAAGCAAGTACACTCCTGCAGGACGTACTACTACTATCGGTAAAAAGACTGAGACAAAGAAAGTGAGCAAGATTGGACAGAAATTGGAGAAAATCAAAGAAGAAAGAAAAGGAGGTAACAAATGACGTGGGAACAGTTAAGCAATCTGACACCTGATAATGGTGCAATTAGAGATTTGAAAGATTTGATTATTGCAGAGATTTTTACCGACCCTGAACTGGAGCGCTTCTTCACTCTTGTACAGAACGCTAAGAATGGTGAAAAAATTGGTTATCGTGGTGCAATGAGTGATGTCGGTTGGGCTGGCTCTGGTTGTAATCCAAGCTATAAAAGTGCAACCATTCAATTCCTGGAAAAAGAATGGTCAATTGGTGATTGGCAAGTTCCTTTGAAGTGGTGTTATACAGAACTGATTAATACTATTGCTGAATATTGTCTGAAAACAGGGACTGAAATTGGCGATTTGACTTCGACTGAATATATGGATGATATTGTTTATCCAGCATTGAAAGATGCGATGATGAGCATGATGTGGCGATTTGTATGGTTCTCAGATAAGGATGCAAAACTTCATTCTAACTCTGGAGTCTTGTCTACAGGAACTGATGTGGAATTGTTTAAAACGACAGACGGTTTGTGGAAACGACTTTTTGCTGTTGGAACTGCCAGTGCTGGTCAAAAAACAGCTATTGCAGCTAATGGTGAAGCGACGATGGCCGAACAGTTTAGCAAGTTGAAGGAGTCTGGAGTAGCAATCGGAATCTTCGATGCGATGCTTGAAAATGCAGATGCCCGAATTGCAGGTTTGCCAGGTGCTGGTATCTTCTGTACTAAGACGCTTGCAGATGCATTGACAAAAGACTTGAAGCGTGAATATAAGGAAATCCTTACATGGGAGCAGGTATTTGGAGGAATGAAAATGACAGAGTACAATGGTGTTCCTGTATACCAGATTCCGGTGTGGGATAGAATGATTATGAAATACCAGAATGACGGAACGAAACTTAATCTTCCTCACCGTGCTGTGTTTGGTTCTCCTCGTGAAATGTTGGTCGGAACTCCAGCTAATGACCTGATTTCAGAACTGGATATTTGGTTTGATAAAAAAGACCGTATGAACTATCTGTATTCCACGGGTAAGATGGGAACACAAATTGGTCAGGATGATTTGTTCCAGTTGGCTTATTAACGAAAAGGAGGAGTTATGTCAGGAATCTGTGACTATGCAATAAAAAGGGACATCGTGGCAAGCTGCGATGACCCGCTCGTTCCTGGAGTAGAGCAGGAAGGCGTTATCATGAACCGGAAGGACATAGATTTCGCTACAGTAGCATTCAATGCAACGCGTAAGAATGTGATTGAAACGCTGGCCTTGAAGGAAGGCAAGAAAGCCTATAAGGTTATTGTGCCTGGAAGCACTCCGTTTACCGGGACGAACACGGCACTTGCTGTCGGTACGTATCAGAATACGTTTACCAATACGGTGAATATGGTGATTCTTGCCAATGACCCAGACGTGTGTGCGGACATTATTGACGGGCTGGCAAACGGTGAATATGTGGTAATCCTGGAGAACAAGGCGAAGAACTTGCAGAAGGAAGAGAATCCGGGTGATTCTGCATTCCAGATTTATGGTTATTACCAAGGCTTGAAGGCTGCCGAAATTAGCAACGACAAATATTCGGAAGAAACCGATGGTGGCTGGTCAGTATCTCTGCAGGAAACAAAAGTGCCAAAATCTGCTTTGTTCCTTTACAAGACAGACTACGAGACTACCAAGACGGCCATCGATACGTTGACATCTCCAGCAGCTTGATATGGAAGTGATTGATGTGGTTAATAGGTTGAAGGAGTTGGGAAGCATTGCTTCCCTCTCTTCTTCTGACAAGGCAGAGATTGAAAACCTTTATGTGCTTGTCCTTGATAAGAAGTTTATCCGCACATCTTGTAGCGACTGTTATCATGATGCGGTGATAGAAATGAGTGTTTACCTTAACAAGAACGGAAAGATGAAAGAAAAATCAGAATACGGCTTGAAGAACGGTGTTCTCCTGCAGATGGGATTTGGTAGTAGCGAAATGTATACGAATGCTAACCTTACTGATGAAGCAGCGGAGAAGTATCTGGCGAAATACCCGGACAACATTAAGTATTTCTCAAAGAAACCCGATGACTGGGAAGAACGTGTAAAGTCCAGAAAGGACGGAAATGTGGTGATTAATGACGAGCTTGTCTCTCTCATGGTGGAAGCTATGAAGGATGGAGTTTCAAGTAAGTCAATTCAGGAAGAGTTCAAGGGTTATAAAATCTCCGGAAAGACTATTACAAAAAAAGTCCTGACAGCTCACGTAAACAAGGCTTTGGAAGTATTTGCTGATATGCAGGAGAATCCTGAAGGAAGTGAAGAAGGCAGTGAGAATGGGGATAATCATGAATCTACTGATGGGCAGACCGATGAAGAAGGAGAAGCGGTAGAAGGCGCTGAATAAATTAAAACCTCACGGAATTATGAAAGTAAAGGAACTTAGGAAGAAGAGCAGTGTAAGGGTAGATATACGCTATTTGCAGCAGCTTGGGATACAGTCTTACGGGGATGACAACCTCTATCCGCAGACGGTAAGAAATATCATTGCAGCGAGTTCTACCGGAAGTGAATGTGCTGACCGTTTCGCGGATTTCATTGAAGGTAACGGATTCCGTGAGGTTTCTTTTTCGGAGTATGTGGTAAACCGGAAGGGAGATACGGCTGATGACATACATTCTCTTGTTTGCCGGGATATGGCAGACTTCAATGGAATTGCCATTCATGTAAATTACAACATTTTGGGCCAGATTGTAGAGATTCAGCATATCCCATTTGAAAACTGTCGGCTGATTGAAGAAGATGATAACGGATATGTAGCGAAAATTGCCGTGCATCCTGACTGGAGCGGTGTGAAAACCAGGAAAGGGAAGAAGATACGTGTAGCAAAAGAGAATATCGACTACATTGATGTGTTCAATCCGTTGAAATCTGTTGTTTTGGCACAGATTGAAGCTGCTGGAGGGATAGAATATTACAAGGGGCAGGTTCTATGGGTATCTATGGCTGGAAAACAGACTTACCCAGTAGGTAAATCTGACCGTGTCATTACCGAGATGAGCACGGATGAAGGGCTTTCCAACGTAAAGTACAGAAATGTGCGGAATAACTTCCTTCCGTCCGGTATGGTTGTCACTAAGAAAGGCTCGGATAGTGTCAGATATGATGAAAAAGGCAATGAAATAAAGATTCCGGAGGATGACGGATTCTCTGATAGCCTTGTCAAGCTACAGGGTGATACTAATTCTCTGAAACTTATAGAGGTAACGCTTGAAAATGACGAAGAAATGCCTGTATTTATCCCGTTTACTACACAGAATTATGATAAGGAGTTTACCGTTACGGATGCAAGTGTGGTGGAGCGCATTTATTCCGCCTATGGTCAGGAGCCGTGGTATTGTATCCGTATCGGGAAAGTGGGATTTTCCGGCGATATTTTGGAAGATGCCTTTGAATACTATAATTCTATCGTCAGCAAGCAACAGCGCTTAATAGAGCGCACGTTTGACCGTATTTTCCGCTACTGGTATGAGGTGGCAAACCCGTCAATGGATTTTAGTGTACAACCATTAAAATATATAAGAAATGCAGCAGTATCTGATAACAACGCTTGAGGTCGCAGATTTGTCACGTAGCATGTCCGTGCATGTGGATGAAGATAAGATAGAGACGTATATACGTGAATCGGAGAGTATTGATATAAAGGCTGCTCTTGGTGATGCCTTGTATCTTGATGTAAAGGAGAATCCTGAGAAATATGAGCTTCTTCTTGATGGAGGTACGTATGAGGACAAGTGTGGAGAGAAAAAGATATTCATGGGTATTAAGACGGCGTTGGCATATTATACCTATGCACGGATCGTGAAGAACGGTGACGGAAATGTGACAAGATACGGATTTGTTCATAAGGAGGATGAATACAGCAGCCGTCCTGACATCAAGGAAAAGGTTATGGCCTATAACGATGCGTTTTCTATCGCTGATAGATACCTGAAGGAGTGTGTAAGGTTTCTTGAAGAGAAAAAGGCTGATTATCCGCTTTACAAGGGAAGCGGAAAAATTAAAGCAAACAGGACTGTATTTAGAATTTTAGGAGATTAATATGGATAGTATCGAGATGCTAAAGGAGTTGTCTTTGCTTATTCGTAATGCTACGAAAAGCGGAGAGAATACGGCTGAACGGGTGGGTAGAACATTTGTTGGCATAGTCGATATCTTATCAACTGTTACCCTTGACAAGCTAAGGAAGATATTTTTGCAGAAGGATTGTGAGGATGAAACGAAGTATCTCCTTAAACTCTTGGGCGGTATTATATCTCCTTTCCTTACATCACCCGACTTCGTAACCGGAATGATGGGTGCGGGCATGTCATTCTCTTCAGAAAAGGGCGGCGAATCTGTCGGATGGATTGACAAACTGTACGTGCGCAAAAAAGCTATCTTCCAGTTACTTTCAATAATGGAGACCGAGCTGGCCGGAGCTTCCTTCATGTTCAACGCCAGCGGTGCCAGAGCAAAGATTACCAAGGTGGAACGTATTGATGCGGTTCCGTTCTATTATGCGGATGGTAGTGCGAAATACTATTCAGATGGCAGTAGAGCATACGTACAGCCCAGCGTACATGGCGCAGTGTACCGATGTTACTTCCTTGCAGATGATGGAGATACAGCCATCGAGAACCGTTTCCGTGTAGGTAACCTGGTACGTAGCCAGTCATTTAACATCAAGGAAGGGGTGTATGAGAATGTTAGTAATCATTACTGGTGGCGGTTAGTTACTGCTGTAGGTGATAATTGGATAGAAGTTTCTGTAAACCATTGTGACGAAGGCAGCGATATACCGGCAGTTGGAGATGTAATGGTACAACTTGGAGACATATCGGATACGGATTTTCAGTCCGCAATCGTGCTGTCTGCATACGGAGACGGTGCGCCTTCTCTTGTCTTCTATCAGGGAATCAACAGTTACTCCCTCTCCGGGAAAGATATAGTCACGATTGGATACGACCGTGTGAAAAAAGAGGGATACTTCAATGTGTATGGACGTACCTATCTCGGTAACAGGGAACAAACGAATTACCTCAATCTGTCTGATGGAAAGTTAGTCGGAAGATTTAGCGAACTCATGCTATCGTCTGGTAAATCAGTTGTAGAGGTAGCAAAGGACGAAATAAGCCTTGAACTGGAAGATACAGGAATCAACGTCAAAGATAGGACTGTAACGGTACATGCAGATAATTTCTTTGTAACCAACACATCCGGTGAACCGATTGCTGTTTTCACTACTGATAAAAACGGACGTCCGATTGTCAAGGCCGAATACATTGACGTGGACAATCTGAAGGTGAAGCATCTTGATGGTGCGGAGGGTTCTTTGGAAAGAGGCTCTATCGGAGGATTTGAACTGGCAAATGGCCGAATCGGTAGTGAAGCAACGGCATCCGGAGGTGGAGGTAGTTTGTCAATTTATAGTGACATGATTCGTGTAGGCGGCACAAGCTCTTATGTATTAATAGGGAAGAATGTTGTTCCGGCGACAGCTTCTGGTTTTACAGCTGCGGGAAGAATCATAAACAATCAGACGAATACGTATGGCGGATATGGTTTTGACGTGGCCAATTATGGGCTGTTTATTGAAGTATCTGGTGGAACGAAAAACTATGGGCTGAAAAGCAATGCTCCACTGATGGCAACTGCGTTTATTGGAACCAAGATCGGAAGGCTTAACATTACAGGCAGCACCTACAAGATTGATTTCTCACAGAATAATATCTTCTTTATATATGCCAGCAGCGCATATAATGTGACCCTTCCGGATGAGTCGCAAGTCGCAAGTATGTTTGGTATGAGCAGCCTTCCGTCTGATTTCGGACTTATGCTGGTATTCAGATGCCTTGTAGGTTCGCAGAATGTCACGCTGACAGGAATATACGACCAGAACGGAAGTGTACAAAATTATACTTTGGCTGTCGGCGATTCAATAATACTACTGGTGGCCAAGGTTCCGTATTTCGGATATTTTTTAATCAATTATACAAGCTGATGGACAAGGCAATTATAATCTATACAGCGTTGGAAACATCATTAATAACTATAAATTAAAAACAATTATGGCAACAGAAGAAGATTTTGTATTAAGCTTTACAGGTGAAGAAACTGACAATCTATTGAAGCATACAGAAAGTATGAAGAATCAGACAACGGCAGATGACGGTGAAACGGTACAGGTGTACGATACAAACGGCGTTCCGCATAAGGTGTCGAAAACGGAACTTTTGAAGAAGTCTACACTGGCTCTCCCTGCTTTGGAAGACATCTCCAGTTTTGTGGCCGTGAATGCCGCTGGAAATGCCGTTGGGGTAATGACAAAAGAACAGGTTGCGTCAGTTCTGGCGGAACTTGTTGGTGGATTTATAAGGAGAAGCCCAGTTTCAGAGTCTTTCGACTCCAGTATAAATCAGGGCGTTTATAATATCAATAAGACCACTTATCCATCCGTAGTAAACTATCCTCCAAGTATTGTCTATGGGCTTCTATTTGTATTCAGTTCATCAAATGGATGGGTTTCACAATTTGCTCATAATCTAGAGAATAACACAATACACACAAGAATAAGAAATGAAGGAGGAAGATGGACCGAGTGGAAACAACTAAACTGATTAACCGATTCGGTTCCAAGAGTTCCAGTTGTCCCAAAGGCTTCTCCAATACAATTCGACAGGCCAACCTCTCAAAAAGAACTGTAAACATACAGAACTTGTTGAAATAGATACTAAGATACCCTGCTCAGACGGGTATGGGGTATTGGGCATCCCTTGAGTTCGAAGAAATCCAGAAAATCGGGTATTTGCATCTGATATATCCCCTCTTTCTATGAATCCGGATTTTGACATTAAACCGTCTTTTTCCCCAGTTACTGTTCCAATAAGTCCCGCCAGGACTTATGGGTATGAATGAAAACAACTGAAATAAAGGAAGCTATATTGAAAATTATTTGAGTGGTAGAAATTGGGTAGGAAATAGTAACTAGCTTGCTTATTCTACCCAATTTATACACTTTACTTACTATAAAAACACTACCTTGTTTATGAATTAATTCACAATAACAATGCAAAAACTATTTTAAGCTACATTAAATTATAAAATAAAAAACATGAAAAAGATACGTTACAACAGCTTTATAGCAAAATTACTCTGGGGTGGATACAATACAATCACTCTTGCCGCATTTGTATGCACAAAATACAATAATAAGGAAGAAATGCCCCAGAGAATACGAAACCATGAATGCACGCACGCAAGACAATGGGTAGAGTGTATGCTTGCAAGTGGAGTTGTTATATGGGCCCTGGTTCTTTTTGCAGGAATATCTGCATTATGGTTTGCATTGTCTTTTATTTCATTCTACATTCTGTATGTATTGGAATGGCTTTTAAAGATACCATTTTACGGTAAGAACGCATACGAGAATATCTCTTTTGAGCGTGAAGCCTATGCTTGTGAGAATGACAACAATTACATCGAAAACGGTGATTACTTTGAATGGATAAGATACATTTTAAGATAATCGTATTAACACCTTTTTATTAACATAAATTCAGATATATATGACACAGCTTAATTTTACAAAGAATGGTAATTCATGGAGTTCAGATGAGATACAGGTATCCTCTGATTTCAACATACACATTGAGAGAAGCCGTCCGGCACAGTTCAACATAATGCAGAAAACAAGCGGTGAAAAGTGGGCCGAAATACCGGAAGCAGAGAAGTACGCAAACAAGAATGTAATTGACGTAGACATACAGATTCTTGTTCCTAAGAGCATAAAGATAATCAGCTACTCAGAAGTTACACAGGCTCAATACACGACAGTATGAGAACAAATGTTATAAAAAGCCGGCTAAAGGCAAACATAATAGGTGATGGAAGAAAGAAATCAAATCCTTCACCTCCTGAAGAAAACATAACTGATGCGCTTCTTATGGAAGACGGAAGCCTGTTCTTAATGGAGGACGGAACCTACTTCAAGCTGGAGAATCAGGAAAATTCTTCTGCACCCAAAAAATCATATTGGAACTTTTAAACATTGAATTATGGCAATAGAAGGAACGAAGTTATCTGAGCTTAAAAATAAGGTTGAAGATATAAAAGGAACTGAGCGTATATACGTGACGGATGGAAGTGGTGTGCCTAAGTATATTGAGACAAGCCAGCTAGCAACTCAGAAGGACTTGGGGGATATTGAAAAAATACTTGACAAAATTATAGGAGGTTGATTATGGCAATATCAGACAAATTACAAAGTATTCTCGATAGCAAAGCCGCAATTAAGGCCGCTATAGAAGCAAAAGGTGTATCAGATGTTGGTGATGTGCTAGCTGAATACCCTTCCAAAATTAATAGTATTCAGAATGGAGCGAGCGACTACGAATTGGAAGCAAAAATGCTTGTATTACCCGTAAGCACTACCACAATTACGACCAAAGACAATAAAACAGCGGCAATAGCCACTAACGACCACATTAAGATAATTGATGAGAACTTCAACAGATTTACAGTCAAAGAATGGAATGACAGGTCAGTAGCTAATGGGTTTGATAATTCTCTTGTAGCTAAACCTATTGGTTTTTCTATGGAGTGTAACGATGTAAGGGTTGATGTAAGGTTTCCTTATGTGGGTACTATATGGAATTGTTTGGGTACTACAAGTGCGAACAACGCGATGCAACACTCTCTATATGAATACGACCAAAGAACAAGCGCAGGAAGCGGTGAAGATTACGTACCTTCACAAGACGGCAACCTGGGAACTAATACCATTGGCAGTTACAATGCGGCAGATTGGGAGATTACGGATAATGGAGACAACTTAACCCTTTATTGCGGCAACACAAAACAAAGTTGGACTATGTCGAAAAATTGCGGTAACGCCAACTTTATGGTTGCATTCAATTACAAAGACAGAAACGATGCGATGATAGCACAGAATGAATGGATGCGTCATAGATTCGCAATCTGTAGCGGTATTCAGACAACTGAATCTGACGGAACGGTTAAGAGTGTCGAGATACTTAATGCGAGCGGTACACAGGCAGCAGTCGGTGAGGATATGTATTTCTATATAGACGGACAGAATACTACACTTAAGGCTAAGTATAACCTGAATAACAGGCACGCTGTAAGTTCGGCTTACCTGACTGACGAGATAGCGGAGTACATCTATTCAAAACAAGTAGAGAATGGAATTAACATGAACGATACGGGTGTTAATTCGGAAGATAAGCCTATTCTTGTTAGAGGTGCAAAAGGAGCGGAAGCTATAGCCGTAAACGGTTACTGGTATATTATCACTCCTTACGTATCAAGGCCGAACGGCACGCAGACAAACTTTGATTATAACATAATTGACTCTCCTGCAATTTACTATTGTGAAAGTGTTGGTGACGGTGTATACTTGTGTGGAGACAATGAATTGTTACCTATATGGACAAATAAGAATATCATAAACGGATTGATAAATTATTTGAGAACTTATGAAGGAAGGACAGAAGAAATCCCATCTTATAACAGCGGCGGCGCCTGGTCGTGCGTTAGGTTCAATGGCAACAA